AATTTTGAACTTAGATTTTTTTTGCTTCCCCCGTGGGTTAAAAAATATATACGTCCACCATGATTACCTTTTTAATTTAACTCTCGTAATTTTTAACATGATGTTTCTTCTATCTTTACTATTATCAGCAGCCCTGTAATCTCTATATAAACCACGATACCGAACCCATTCTTTTTGCAATTCAGTAAACACAACTTTACCTTCTACAAGTAACTTTTTATATTTGTCATGAATAACTTCAGGATCAAAACCTGCATTCCAACATACGTCCTCAAATGATTTACTTTGATTTAAAAACCAATCATGTGCATCGGCCTTTAAATAAGACTCAGATTTACTACCTTGTGTAGTCAAAGCGTCTTCAAAAGCTTGTAATACAATGGCCTGAAATAGTCTTTGCTCACTGCTAGTTTTTGGGTTTAATACTTCAGCTGCCATATCAGTGCCCAAAATTTTTAACAAGTTTGGTGAATACATCCCTAAAATGCCTTTGAACCTCTCTAGGAGACCTTATGTAGGCAGTCCACTTATAGTCAGTTAGGGCATCTTCGATAAATTCAGTTCGTGCATCACCGTTTAAATTTTTACATAATTTAATTGATGCTTTTACAAATTCAGGATCTATTTCTGTCATTACCATAACCAAGGTGTAGGAAAAGATATGGATGTGGAAATACACCTTGGTTAGGCATTTTTGACGACCAGTTTTAAACCTTTTGCCGAAGCAGCTTTTTTTCTGCCTGATCGCCATCGATCCTCAACTTTATCAAGGAACGTAAGACTAAAATTTCCTAAACCAAAATCATTCCCACAATACAACTGAAACATTAAACTGGTTAGTTCATCATAAGTTTTTTTGTTAGGACAAACCATTACAAGCTTATCTAAAGCTTGTGTTAATGCATCTTCACTGCTCTTTCGAACATATCTATAAGCCAACTAAATCTCCTTTTACAAGTTAAATTAGCGTTCGTTGTTATGTGAAAATAAGGTGTTTAAAGCCCCACCTTTTCATTTAGGCTAAGGAAATACGTGAATCAATTAATACTTATTTTGAAGTAGGTTGCAAGTCAAATTTTACGTTAAAACCTACAGTGATACGTTTTTGACCACTGGTGTTTACTGTTACCTCGTGCAGTAAATAAGATGGAAATAGTATTATATCACCATCTTTTGGTTCATGTTCAATCATTTTAGCATGAGGCATGTGAGGTGGTATCATAAAATACATTTGTTCATGTGTTGCAAATTTTATAGATCCAGTATTCTCGCCTTGTATATAATAAACACCAGATAAATCACAATCTGCCCTGTAATGTGTGTGAAATAAATTACCACCACCAAACCCGTTGATGTTGGTCCAATACAAAATCTTACATGTCATATCATTTTTTTTAAAATAATAATTAGTGTATTCTGCTAATACTAAATTTATTGGCTTCAGAAGTTCTTCTTCACATTTATATTTATAAGTGCTACGCCAACAGTTTTTATTAGAATGAGGCAGCACTAATAAATCGTTTTTTCTAGCCTCAATAATTTCTTTTGAAAGTTTTTTGTTTAAAGACTCATGTTCTTTAAAATTTTGAATAAATATTTTTGTATCTTGTAATGTAATCATAATTTAAAGGGGGCCAGTCTCCCGGCCCCACCCGATTTAGGGAAAAAAAGAAAACTAAATAACCCCAAATCTATTTACCGTTGAGAAGTTTGTTGCCTTCTTTTAGTAAATTCTCTTTCATCTTTGGATAGCTTATCCCCTCTTTTTTTGCTATCTTTCTAACCTCTTCATCAACTAATTTAGCAATCATAGATCCAGGTCTTCTAAAGCCTGCTTTCCCCATTGCTCTTATAAGTGTGTATGATTCGATATCAACCGCACAAGACTTCCATTTGTTGATGTCCATGTTTTACCTTTCCTTACCGTTAATAATTATTTTTGATTGCACAGAAAAATTAGGATCTAATAAATCTTTTGGCTCAACTTCAAAAGCTTCAGCCAAATTGTCTAAAGTTCTCATTCCAATATTGTGATTTTTATAACTTCCTGTAAATGTTCTGTGAACATTACTTTTATCACTATCCATTAACCTAGCAATATCTGCGTAAGAATAATTATACGCATCTTTTAATAGATTAATATTTTTTCTGACAATTGTATGGGAATCAAGTTTACTCATTTTTCTTTTAATGCTCTTGATATTCTTTTGATAAAAAGAAATCAAGTAATTTAATTTTCTTCTTGCTCCTACCACTATTATAGATTTTTTCAATAATCACTATGTAATCTTTAGTGGATGTACCAGACAAAAACCAAGATGACTTACTTTTGCAGGCCTCTCTGAAACGTCTTAGATCAAAGTCTGGGCATCTGTCTGCAATGATGTAAGCCATGACCATAGATCTTTTTAATCTTCTCTTGCTATCATCCATACCTAAAAAATATTTTTTTAAAGTATTGAGTGCAGCTCCGATTCGATCTATGTTTTCAATGCCTCCTGCAGGTATTCTAAAATCCCCAGTTTTAAAATCTGTGGAGACTCTATTCCAAAGTGAACATTGCTTTAACAATAATACTATCGCTTCAGCAACATTGATTCCATATTGGTTCATTTTGTTTCTGCATATTTGATAATCTCTCTTATTCCTTGCGCAGTGATGATTTAAATATGCTTCCATGGACCAATTCTTTCTACCCGTATTGAGTCTTGCAACATCTAACGGATCATCAGAATTAATTATGATGTATGGCACTTTAAGATCTAGTTCTTTTCTAGCTTGTAAAGTGTGTTGTCCATCAATCACTTCCATGTTTGCGTTAACACGTATTGGATCGTAAAGATCTTTTTCTGCAATTAATCTTTTTAATTGCTTTACGTGTGCTTCGTCCACAGGTCTATTACCTCTGGCCTTCTTAAACTTTGAGTAGTTTGTTGTCTCAAAGTATTTATTTTTTATTGCATTATTCATATCTTTTCCTCCTAGTTTAATACAATGTAAGTTAAGCCACCAAAAATTAATAAAAGAATTTTAGGTGGTATGGTTAATAAAAGGAACAAAACAAACATCTTAATTATCAGATCTGTCATTTGCCCCCTGTAGTTGATCTTCAACAAGTCTTTTTGCAATTTGTTCATTGATTGGATAAATTGGCATATCATCAAATCGCAAAGCACATTGTTGAAGTTGTCTCATGCCTTCTTGAAATTCATCGTCACCGTATTCAACTGGCATGTGTCCGTTGGCCGTTACTATTGGAATGCGATTAAGGATCTCCTCAACCTTTTTAACCCACTCAATAAAAACTTGTGAGTCACAATTAATTTTGGTTTTCATAAAAACCCCAATCGCTAAATAGTTTGACCATTTTATCTACACCTTCATGAAACTTACGCATGCCAGATAATTTGTCTGTAACATGCATAGATCTATATTGATCTCCATTAACATACAGATCAATACGTTTAGTAGTTTCATTAAATGTAACTGTAAACGTGTGAAGCTTTTCAACTTCTTTCGGTTTATCCACCATCCACTCTGGCTTTAAAACCAAAGGATCTGACAATTTTTCAGCAGCAATTGTCATACCCTCTATTACTTTTTCTTTTTTCATGATAACCTCTTTGTTAGATTTGAAAAAAACATGAATTGTATATATACATTTCCATGGGATATGCAAGGATTAAATTATATAGGATAATATAGGATTTTATGTCAAAATTTGTTTTAGTATTATATTTATGCAGCACAATATCAAATCAATGTCCAACACAAACATTACCCGGTTACTCATTTGATACTCACGCTAGTTGCGTGGAGTATGGTTACAGAGCTGCACATAGTACATTTAAAGCATTAACAGATTATGAAGAGTTCAGTCCTGAAAGAGTAGAAAAACAAAGATTAGCAGTAAAATTTGAATGTAAAGAAGTTAAACTTCAAAAACCAATTATCCCTCCAAAAAAACCAGAATTAGGTACATAGTTGATTTTATGGCCCAATTTGGTATATAATAATACATGAAGTTATATCGTGTCCAAGCAAGATGTAAGAATATATATTTTGATAAGATGCTTGAAGCAAAAGACGATAAAGCTGCTCTTGAGGCGTTTGCAAATGGCGTTGACAAGGGTGAAATAGTAGGTGCGGATGAAGGCTTTTACGGTGACCGTGTCTACATAACATTTGAGGAGGTAGACAGAGATGCAACTACAAAAGTTAATCTCGGAGAAACTTCAATTGGAGTCCAAGTGGGCCAGCACAGCGTTGGCACAGGGCAGAGTAACTCCTGATATGAAGTGGATCGATATAAAAATAAAAGACCTTAAAGTAAAGATTGCTGAGCAATCTGTTGAAGACGCAAAGAACGGTCTATTCGACATAGCAAGTTAAACTTGCTTTTTTAAAAAAAATTCCTAAGGATAGTGCGCTCTAAATTATGACACACGAGTGGAAGCACCCTAATTATTATAAGCGATTAAAAGAGCTTCAGAAAAAAGATATAGTTCCTCAAGAGCAAGACCAAGAAGAACAGCAAAAAGAAGAAACAGAAGATAAAAAAGAAGATTAATAAGATTTCTTTTGATATAACGTATAAGATTTTTTACCATCATAATAATAACCACTAATTTCTTTTTTACTCTTTTGCTTCACCCCAGCTCTTGCCGATGGCAACATCAACTTTGAAAGGTACTTTAAGATTTTCGATAGCATTTTCCATAACCTCCTTAACACCTTTTATATCAGCCTCTTCATTTATTGAAAAGCATAATTCATCATGAATTTGCAACAAAGGTTGAAACCCACGTTTGTAACAATTAATCATAGCTTGTTTTGTTTGATCAGCTGCAGATCCTTGAATAAGCCTATTCAAGGCCTTGTAAGTAAAAGCTCTCCTGATGTTATTGCCATAAATGGCCTTAGCCTCCTCATAATGCATGGCTTTGTTCATTCCGAAGGTAGATGGCTCCCACATGTCAAATCGGCATTTACGACCCCTTATTGTTCGAATAAAGCCATATTTTGAAGCGGAGCTAGTTACAGCTTCTGCTAATTTTTTAACAAATGGCACTCTTGAATGATATTTTTGTAATAATTGTTCAGCATTATCTTTAGAAATACCCATTTCTTTAGCTAATTTAGCTTTACCCATACCATAAAACAAACCTAAATTTATCGTTTTTGCATGAGTTCTACTTATCCCTGCCATATCTGCAACGATTTGATGAAAATCTGCTGCCTCATTTTTGTAAGCTTCAATAAATTCATCAGCTCCAGTAAAATTATTATCGACACTTGCTGCGTAATGAGCAACTAATCTTGGTTCTTGTTGGCTATAATCAAATGACCCCCATTGTCTTCCTTCTTCTGGCAAAAACAAACTTCTAATTTTATCTCCATATTCTTTATTACGAGCTGGTATCTGCTGCAAGTTAGGATTAGAATAACTTAATCTTCCTGAAACTGTACCTCCTTGGTCAGATCTTAGTTGATTTATTTCAGAATGTATTCTACCCTTATGCACATAACGTTGAATTGAGTCTATAAATGTTGAATGGAATTTATTTATTTCTCTTGCTTCTCTTATTAGTTGCGCTATCGGGTTATTACAGTTTACTAACCAATTTTGTGTAAAACTTGGTTCTTCAGTTTTCGCTGTCCGTGGATAGTCTACACCTATTCTATCAAACACTTGTGCTACAGATCTAGCAGCCCAGATATCAACATCTAATGTTGTTTCTTTTTTTATCTTGCCTAGCACTAAAGATTCTTTTTGTTTGAATTCTTTTTTAAGAGCTGCAGCTTTATCTACATCGACTCTTATACCTCTCATTCTTGTATCAATAAGAATAGGTAGCAGCTCCATCTCCATCTCCCAAACATCATTCAAACTCTGTTTAGTAATCTCAGATTTAAAGTGTTGCCAAAGTCGTAAGGTTAACCCTGCATCTTGCTCAGCATAGAAGCCTACGTAGCCCGCAGGAAGCCTCCAGAGGTCAGCTTTAGGGTCAATTCCCCACTCTTTTGCTTTTTCGTTTAGAAACGTCTCATTTTTAATTTCACCTAAATAATCTTTTGCACATGCATTTAAACTAAAACTAAACCTGTTTTCATTAACAAGTGCAGCTGCGATCATGGTATCTACAATTGGTCCATTAATTTCAAAACCATTTACTTTCAACCAACCGACATCATAACTAGCATTGTGAAATATTTTAGTAGCTGGTGTTTTTAAAACTTCCTGCATCCAGCCAATCGTAATCCCCTCATCCATGTTTCCACCAGCGTCATGATGAATAGGAAAATACCATTGTTGATCATAAGCTGCTACAGCGAAACCTACAATGTGGCCATCAAATGTTGCCCAACCTGCACCTTTTGTTTTTATGTTTGGATCTTTTGTCTCTAGGTCAATGGCTATTTCTTTTGCTTGCGATAGGTCTGGATATTCACTTGGACACACCCAATCTGAGTCATTGTAAATAAAATTTAATTGATGTGTCATCTATTTATTATGAAGTAAGTTATAACTGCTGCTATAGAAATTGCAACTACACCTAGAAGCAACATACCTAGTCCATAAATTATTGTCATTTTTTTGTGTCTTTTATTTTTTTTATTTCTAATTGACAGTAATGTATAATTTTTTCTAAATCTTCTATTCCGTTTTTAAACAAATACCTGCAAACGTACTTCACGATATTGCCTTGAAAGAATGAAAGATTATTTTTTGCAATAAACTCATATGGTTGAATGGTAAAATGTTTATAATGAGATCCTCCGATTTGTTTTTCTTGTGGGAAAGCTTCATCGAACATTTCTTTGTTTGTCATATTTTCTCCTATATCATCTATGTTAATGTTTTTATATTTCTTTTTAAAGTGAATCATCCATAACCAATTCCAAAAAGAACCGCCATGGCCATTTTTAAAATCACCGAATCTATTTAACCAATCTTGATTTTCTAGATTGTCAATCTCAGCTATTTCATGTTCAATACTTAGTCTTTTACGTTCTTCTTTTGATAGTGTCATAAAAATTTTATAAGCTTTTTTATTGTTTTGCATAATTAGCCTCGTATGTTTTAAAATATTTTCCTAATGGAAAATTATATTGATGGTAAGTGCCCAATAAATGTAATGTTTGTTTAGATCTGGTGGCACCTGTGTACCAAACCCGAAGTTCTTTTACCTTTTCTTGTAAATTTTTTTTATCAAAATGTGATGGAAAGTTACATTTGCTGGCTAAAACAACATTATCAGCTTCACCACCTTTAACTTGATGAATTGTATCTATAATTATTCCC